ATGGTCCATCACTGGTCTTGATACTGTTGTGGAAAGCCAGAATAGGAATGCGAGTCCAGCTACCATAACAGCGGCACCACCAAGGGTGTCACGCTGGTCTTGTGTTAAGTTCTTAATTGTTTTCATTTTCTTCGATTGTTTGTAATAATTCAAAAATTGACCCCCAAGCACCAGATGCGTGGCGAGTGTGGTTGTTCTCTGCTCCGTAGATGCTCTTGCATTCTTGCAGATTTGCATACAGCTCTTTTTCTTGGCTGCGGATAAGCTCGATAATTTGTTCTTTGTTCATAATAAATTGTTTTTGTGATTAGATAAAATATACTCGTGAAAGTTTGTAGTCAGTTGTCAAGTGCATCTTAGACATCTGCTTTGCTAATGTTTGCAAGTGCGCTTGTTCTTGCTCTTTTGTGTTTACACCTAAGACATAAGACTTGCTTATTTCTACTTTGCCTGTGTGTAAGTTTTCGATTTCAGTTACTAAAGTTTTCATATCTTTTGTTTTGTTTTGTGCCTCATTGACCCTACAAAGATATATGTCTTTTGCATATCTGCAAACTTTTCTAAACAAATTTTTTATTTTTTTTCACATTTATTTTTAGATAGTAAGGTTTTACCCTGATTTTGTGACAACTTTCGTCAGGTTTTACCCTTATTTTGTACCCAAAAAGGTGCAATATATTATGCATTTAGTCGATTTATACCCGATTATGCATACTATAACAAACAAAAAAACCCCATCCGTATAGAATGGGGCAATCAAATCAGATTTACTTTGTTTTGGAATTACTAAAGTAGTACAAATATAAAAAAAAAGGGAGCCCGAAAGCTCCCCTAAAACAACGTATTATGAATACGGCACTAAGTTACAAAGGAAATTTCATTGAGTCGATAGACTTGAAGGTTTTTTTCACTCCATTTGATTCGTGTCTCGCACATTCAATGGTAAGGATGCGCCCTCCAGTTGGCTTCACCGGAGCACCACGCTCAACGTGCCAACCTTTGGAGCCGTCACCATACTCTTCTTTATAGGTACCAGTGAGCATGAGATGGATGTCTTTGTGTTGGTGTCGATATCCAACTTTTGAATGAAAGGTAACGGTATCACGCACATCATTTCGGGCAGCATTCTCGTGGATGTGTCCCATTGTGAAGACATCGAAGTCCTCATACATCTCCAAAGCTCTTGTCAAGTTGAGAGCTCCCTTGGTGACTACACCTCCACCACCTGAGCCGTGAAAGTATTTGATTTTGGTGGTCATCTGCACGTTGCCAAGAAATATCTGCTTGATGATAAGCCAACCACCATATCCACCAGTGAACACATTGCTTCCAGCTTTGTAGTTCAGTAGGTCAACGAATCGCTGAAGGAGGTCGGTCTCTTGATACTTGATGATTGCCGTCTCGTGGTTTCCGTATCCGATTACCGTCAGGATGTGAGCATACGGCAAAAACCACTCAACAGCGGTCTCAACCACACTATCCAAGTACTTTGCATTGTTGTGCTCTGGTCGGATGTCTGATTTGTTCCCTCTGCGATCACCTTTGCCTTGCATGAGGCAAAACATATCGCCATTTATCATCACCGGGATGTTGTTCTCCAGACAATAGTCGAGGTCACGCTTGAGAATATTCCAGTCACTTTTTGGATTGTCCCAGTGGATGTCAGAGAGCATGGCTATCTTTACCAAGTTACCCTCGAGTTGTAGCTCGTGGATGTTCTTTGCGTGTTTTTTTACAATCATATTTCTTTTTTAGAGTATTTGAAGAGGTACATGGTACCCATACCAACCACAAAGCCGAGAATCAGCACCCAAAAAGTGGGCTTTTCTTTTTGTGATTTGTACTTTGCCACCTCTATCTTCTGCACCTGGCGAATGGTGTCACGCTTGAGCTTGTAGTGAATGCGCTCCTGGTACTTTGTCAATGGCACAAAAGACGTCTTATAACGCACAATTGTATCCTTGGTGGTGTGATAGTATTCGTATACAATTTTATTGTCTACAATCACGGGAAATGAGTCAACAGATGTGATACGGATGGTATCAGCCACGCTGTCGCAGCGGTATCCTTTCTTGATTGCTTTGTTTAGGTGATAGTTTGCGGTGCAACTTGTCACAAGAATGAGCAAAAATAGTGACTTAAAATTCATTTATCAGACAATAAGAGGTGAATTTCTGTGGCTTGCAGAGCTTGATGAACTCTTTGTATTTGGTTACGTTATTGACCACTTGGCAACCAGCTGACCACCAACCAATGGAAGTGCCTGATGGCTTGCTCAAGTCGTATGTGTTCGGATGGAAGTTGATGCCGAAGTATCCGGTGTCGAGTTTGCCTTGCTCTTCGCTGTCATCATCCTTGTCGGTGTCACGATACACCTGGACAGCAGCTCCAAGCTGGAGCAATGCATCAACCTTGCCATTGTGCTTGCCGAACTTCCAAACATCATAGTACCATTGGTCGGATTTGAGCACAGCTGCGCCATTCTTGTTGACCTTTTCGAACTGCTTGAGAGTCGGTGTTCCTGGGTTGGTGGTGCCCGATGTGACCCAGATGAACTCTTCGCCTTTGAATAGGTAGAATTTATCGTCAAAGCTGTTGGCTGTATCTTCATTCGAGCGCACTCCGAGAATCCAGTGCTCGGTTGGAATACCATGATAGTTGTCGAGTGATTTGACTCGGTCCAGTAGTTGCTTATCGGTGTAGCTTTTGACCATCTTTTATTGTTTAATAGACCCCGACAACAGTATCATCGGGGGATTCTCGGTGTTCAGTCTTGAGCAGTCGAGTGGAGTTACTTCCAGCTGTCGAGTTCTTCTTTTGATCGTGTCACGAATTTACGCATCGCAGCGAGGATGTTCTTTCCAGTCACGCTCTCATATGATTCGTTTATGCTTTTGACTTCCACAATCACGCAAAAGAAAGCCACAAATTTTGTCATGATGAGCTCCACAGAAATGAAGTGAGCGATGATATCACCAGCGATGTACTTCTCGATGAGGAATGTGAACACAATGCCACCACAATAAAGCAATGACTTGCCCATCGTGTCAGATAGTCTGCGAGATTTGAATGCTTGCCACCCTCCTTTGGTAACGCTGCGCCATACTCCGAATATGGTGTCAATGAATATGGCAAGAATGGCAACCAATACGAGTGGCTGCACCGGTGAAAGTATGGTGAAGAATGAAGCGGTCAAAAGTAGTATGGTATTTTTCATCAGATGACGAGCATTTGGTTGTTGTATCCGTTGTTGCGTGGATATCCACAGCTCCACTCACCATTCATGAAGCAATCACCAGTGCACTGAATGCATTCGATTTGTGGGCGAAGGTCGGTGTCACGATTCTCATGGCTGATGAAGATGGGATATTCAGCACGATTCTTGACCAGGTATCTGATGAGACGCATCTCAAAGAATGCAGCCTTCTGAGCGAAGTGCTCCATGCCGAATGCAACCTCACTGCGAGATACGCTTGAGCTGTTATCTCCGAATTGAGTCTGAAGTCCCTTGTTCTTGAGCTGATATGTCAAACCAAAGACAGCATCTTCGGCAGACCTCCACGCAATTACGGGCTGAATGAAAGCCACGAGCTGCTCCTCCTCAGGTGTCAGCGTCTGATCGTTGTATGCCTCGAGCAAATGGTTGTAAAAGACGGTGCCAAGTATCGGCATTACTCGGAGCTGCGCTTGAGTTGCCACATATGGAAAGACATCAGTCACATCCACATTGGCTGTGATGGGTGTGTTGGTCTTGAGATAGGATTCGGTGATAAAGTACAACATTACGCTTGAGGTGTTTGAGATTGTGCTGCTGCTGCTTGAGATTGAGTAAGCTCACCACCTTCAATCGGTGGGAGTGATGCGAGTGCTCTGACCTCATTGATGGTCATTGTCTCGAGTACCTTGGTAGCAACCAATGGGCTGAGTGAGTTGAGTGCGTCAGATGTCTTCGATGCATCTCCTTCGATTTCAACGATGGTCTCATTGATGATTTGGAAGTTGTTGATTGTGAAATCTGCGTTGATTTTGGCAATGCGAAGGATGTCATTAAAGATGTCAACGATTTGCTCACGCAATGGCATCACGACATTCTTTTCAAAGATGATGTATGCTTGCTTGATATCGCTACCAGAACCAAGTGAGCCAGTGGTGCGGACACCCATCAAGATAGGGTCGATGGTATGAGCGAAACAAATCTGCTCTGTGTTGAGTCCAGATGCTTCTTGGAACATC